TAAGGGCGAAGAAAAGCCGAAACTTCAAAAGGTTAAGTAAACAACTTGGAGTCTCCGTATGAAGGCCAAGTCTGATGAAAAGCGTTTTATCGAGTTAATTACGACAATCGGCCCCGCAAGAACGTCTGAGCAGTTAGATTGTTCTGTGCGAAGTGTATACAGGCGGCGGCGAAAGATCGAGGAAAGATTGGGGGTTAAACTCCCCTCCCCTCAAGAAAAGTCTGATTTATCAGAAATCTGCATCCCCACAGAATATCCACAAAGAATACAGGCCACGATAGAGAATGGTGTTGTCCTTGTAGGGTCTGATTCACACTATTGGCCGGACCTTATTACTCCGGCGCATAAGGGCTTTGTGGTCTTATGTAAGAAACTAAAACCTCGAATTGTTATAAAAAACGGGGATGAGTTTGACGGGGCGAGTATATCCCGCCATCCTAAGATCGGTTGGGAAGATGTGCCGTCAGTACATGACGAATTAGAAACCGTTCGCAAGAGATTAAATGAAATCAAGCGAGCGGTTCCTGACGCGGATTTTATGTGGCCGCTAGGGAACCATGATGCGCGGTTTGAAACGCGATTAGCTACGGTTGCGAGTGAATTTGAAAAGGTTCGGGGCGTTCATTTGCAAGACCACTTCCCGGACTTTGCGCCTTGTTGGTCTGTGTGGATCAATGACGAGGTAATTATAAAGCACAGATATAAGGGCGGGGAACATGCCGCATTTAATAATGTCGTAAAATCAGGGAAAACCATTGTCACGGGTCATGTGCATAGGCTTTTAGTCAGACCGTTCCATGATTATAATGGTGTAAGGTATGGCGTTGAGTGTGGTACGTTGGCGGATAACTTCGGGCCTCAGTTTGTAAATTACACTGAAGATAATCCAACCGATTGGCAGTCCGGGTTTGCTGTTCTTACGTTTAAGAATGGCAAGTTATTACCGCCAGAATTAGCCCACGTTTATGGCGATAAGATAGCGTTTCGCGGGGAGTTGATTGACGTATGATTGAGCCAAAAATAATTCTTAATAATGCGACATCGGCTATTTACGGCGATAGGCACGAAACACACGGCAGCTTTAGAGAGTGTTTCGATTTACAGGCAAAGTTAATTTCTGCTTATTTAGGTGTTGATGTGTCCCCTGTTGATGTTTGTATGATTATGACGTTAGTTAAAACTGCGAGAATTAAAATGGGCGAACCTATTGACGATCATTTTGTTGATATTGCGGGCTATTCAGCTTTAGCTGCGGGGGTTGCTGATGGGGAAGGGTAGGCTAATTATAACGCCGTGCGGTGATGGGAAAGTAAGCGTTATGACGATAGGCGAAGATGGGCGCACTATTGCTAATGTGGAACTAACCCCGGACCAGTGGATTGATTTTAAGGTTAAGGTGGACGCTAGGATGGAGAAGCGCGTTGATTAAGTTTGTTTACTGGCTCGGGATTCCTAGCGCTATTGTCGCTTGTGTGACTGCGGTTTACGCGGCCACGGATTTATTAGGCGTTAGGCCTGTTATGGTTCGTGAATTAAATAAACTTGAAACCGTTGTTAGTTCTAATCAGCAGGGTGTTCAGTTAATTCAATGGCAGATATTAGACCAGCGCAGGAAAACTAAGGGATTATCCCCTAGCGATATGGTGGTTTACTGCCGATTATCCAAGGAATTAGGCTTTGCGGGAAAGGGTTGCTCAAAATGAAGATTAAGCCGGGCGTGAGGATTCTTGGTATTCAGCCGCCAATAGCCACGGCGATGGTTATTGTTGATGATGCTTACAAGAAATACGGCGCGGAATTGGTTATCACGTCAGGGACGGAAGGGCGGCACAGCCCTAATTCGCTGCATTATTGCGGTTTAGCTTTTGATGCTAGAACGAAAAACCTGCCTTCGGGCGTGGATCGTGCGGGGCTTCTGGAGTTAATCAGGACATCGCTAGGCCCTGCCTTTGATGTTATTGACGAAGGCAATCATTTGCATATTGAACTTGACCCTAAAAAGGAGTTTTAGATGTTATCATTCATTCCTAAAATTATCGGTAAGGGTGCGGCATTTGTCGCGCAATACACACAAAAGAAACCTGGCGAAACAAACATCATTTCAGCGGGTGTAACTTTCGCGGCCTTATATTTCGGGGTCGATAAGGCGGATGTCATAAGCGCCCTTGAGGGGATAATCAATCTCTTGAAATGAGGAATACCGACATTATACTGGTTTTGACCGTGGGGCTAGCCTTATGGCTGGCCATTTTTTTCTTTTTAGGGGGTGGCGATGCGTGGAGTCTCGTTTATCAGGGGTAAGTTACTAAGCACAGGCCCCAATCTTTTACCGTTAAGAAAAATAGAAGCAGAATCCATTGGCAAGATGGATCGCCCTTTGGTTTTGGTTCATGGGTATAGCTACGATCCCGAATGTGATGAAATAGATGACAAAGGGCATTCTGATAACCCGTTTTTGTATTCATTTCCTTTATGGGAGAAGATGACAGAAAGGGAGTGTTTTGGGTTTGGCTGGTACTCCCACCCTATGGGCATCGGGGGCATCGTTAATTCATGGTTCAATGGCCGGTGGAATCGCTATAGAGCGGCCTAGGATGAGGCTGATAGGGCCGCTAGAATGCTCTGGCGTGTTTTGTGCCGGTTAGGCCCTTGTGACGTTCTGTGCCACTCTCTAGGCTCTAGGGTCGTGAATCAAGCCCTTAAATGGCCTGCAACGCAAGTTGAGCGCGTTATCTACCTAAACGGGGCTGATTACGCTAAAAACGCACGAGAAGCCGCTATAAAGAACCCTCAAGTTGAGTTTCACAACTTTACAAGTAGGTCTGATGATGTTCTATCTAAATTAGGCCGATGGGCGGCTCCCGGCCCGTCTCAAGACCTTGTGGGGAATCCAGGCCTAACCCTACCCCGCCCTGATAATGTCACTGAATATGACCTGGATGATCCCAGGGCAAAGGTCTGGGCTATGTCTAAAGGATGGGAAGGTGTGGCCGCTGACAACCCAGATGGTTACGGGGACCATTGGTACACCTTTGAGAACCGCAAGAATTGGCCCGTGTTTCGGGATATTCTAGGGGCCTAAACGCTCGTTTCGTTACGGTTTAATGGCGTCTACAGCGCGCGGGCCATAGATATGAAATTCATCGCCCCACCGCTTTATGGAGCCGGTATAAATAATGCCGTTGTCTTTTGGATGGCGCTTGAGCGAATACCAAACCTCAGCCCCGCCATAATTCCCCCAAAACCAGTGGCCCCACTGAAAGCCCTCGTACCCGACAATTTTATATCCAGCCTGCTCCCATGTTTTTGGTGCTGCGGCCTTTACTTCATTCAAATTAACGGGCGCAAATTTCAGAAAAATCGCAGTAAAAATAATTACTATTACAGAAAATATCCTCATCGTTCTCTCCTTTCATGCCGCCGTAGCGGCTCCCTACCGATCATTTGTTTTCAGCTTGGTAATATCATAAGGAACGCAAATATATTGCCGCTTCCAAGGTCGATATGACGGCTCACCATTGAAAAGCGTTGCTGATTGAGTTGCCTCCCCCGCCGCTTCGCATGACGCCTTATTGGCGAAAGTAGCAGCCGCGCCGCCGCCGCCCCATGATTCAAACATTAGAAGAATTAAAATATATTTCATTTGTTCTTTTCTCCATTACCAATCGAAAGACAATAGCGTTACTTGGTTTCGGGCGATTGCGCTTTCTCAAGAATTTTAATTACCTTTTCAGCTTCCTTTATGGCGTCCCTCGCCAACTTATTGATTAGCCTTATTTTAACTAAATAGTTGTTAAGGCCATGTAGCGGCTCAAATGGTAGTGGCCTCATTTCCCGGTTTCCTCTCGATCAGGGGACAATTCAGTGTCAAGCATATCTCGGCCCAAGCCGCCGGTTTCCAGAAGTGTTACTTCGACAATTCCAGGCGACACCCCTATGTCAGCAGGGACCGCAAGTTGTAGAAGAATGAAATCCCGGCCATCGTCGATGGCGGGGCCGCCGTTATACTCGTCTATCTCGAACACCCTTACCGGCTTGCTTTCAACTGGTTTTTGTTCATCTGCGAGTCCTTCCGGTATAGTGCCAAGTCTTAGGCCGTAATGGTGTGTGTTTTCTTGATATAGATGGTTTTGTTCAGGCATTGTCTTGTTCCTTTCAATTAGAGGTTGGGGATTGTTGCAAAATAGGCCAGCAACAACATGATTACGATCACAAATATTTTCAGTTCATCGCTCATAATTGACTCCCTTGTTACGAGTTTAACCACTCCTCATATGTTTTGAGTTTATGTCCGGGCCGTGTAATGTCGTTACCATTACCATCATCGGCACAATGCAAATATATTTCATATTCGTCTTCATTTGTGCCCCTTGCTTTTGTTTGCCAAAAGTTTGGTCCGTGCAATGTTTCGTTTTCCATGATTTTGTCCTTTCGTTTTGCTGGGGGTTAGTTAGTGCGGAAAACGTAATAATTACCGATTTGTTCTTCTGACAAAGCCATAAATTCGTGCCTTAAACGGCTTTCCGATTTCCATTTTCATAGCTTTTCTCCTGTACGATTGCCGGACGATTGTTCCGGCCCACGACGCCCTTGCGCTCCCCGCGTCATTAGGCGCACGGCAAGATCGTCAGGCTCAATACAACCGTCAAATGTGTTGCTGTCGTGGTCTTGGTGGTGTGCATAAAACTCGACATCGCCGTCCTTGCTAATCATCGGGACCAGCCGGATTTCGTGGCCTTGTTCTGCGGCGTTTTCAAGAAACGTAAAAAAAGTATCGTATTTACTCATGGTTTTTCTCCTGTCTCGCTATCGCGTATGGGGGAC